GGCCTTTATTGGGTTGGAAAGTTAAATTTACTTTCCTTGCTCAATGAGGTGAGCGTGCGGGGTACGTCCTCCCCGCCGAGGTTTTTCTCTCGGCAAACTAGGGAAAAAGAGGGCGTAGGGACTGTACAACTTAAAGGTTATACAGTTCGGAGACGATTACCCAATCGTCTCCTAGGGGAATTTCCTCAGACTTCAGCGAGTTTATCTCGCTGAGCAACCTTTGGAAGTGCCCTGCCTGGCCGTCAACCACAGAATGGGGCCTGAAGGTGAGAAGCTTATCCAGCTCTTTTACAAGCTGGGTCTTCTCTTTCCAACTGGACCATCTTGAGGTTCGACGACGTCGGACTTTAAACGAATCGTACTGATTTCTCAGCCCGATCCGTCCGTTCCGGATGTAACCTCCGACGTGTGATATCAGCAACCCGGCACTATTGTAAGAGATTTCTCTCCTACCTTTATAATGCTGGAAGCTGAGTTTCTCATCGCTTGATATAGGCATACGCATACTACGCGAGCGCTTAACCAGAGCCTGATACTTAACGGCCCCAGTAAAACGATCACGTGGCAATGCGATCGGCGCGTAAGGTACTTTGATTCCTTCGGCGTCACCGTCATGGTAGGGTATCGGCAAGAATTTTACCGACCCTAACAAGACTTTGAGCGTCTCTGGAAGCAGAATACCCGTTCGAGCTGACCACCTAACTAGGCGATTCACGACGGAGTAGACGTCAGCACTATGCTTTAGTGATTTACAGTAGACGCCACGAATATCATGGCCTCTAAAGTAGTCACCGCCGCATGACTCTCGAAAATAGCCGGTATTGAATGATTTGTCATCATTCACAATAAAGCCAAACATCTTGAGTGCTCTGGCTACGACATTATAACTGTCCTTTCGGACAATAATGTCATCACCAAAGACAGCCCAATTTGTAGGGCCTTTCTTGCCGTAGGTTGGACTAATACCCAGCACACGGTAACAGGCTACAACGATCGTCGAGAAAAGGAGAGTTTGCAGAGGGAATGTAAAACCGTTCCCCATGCTACTCACCATATAAAGCTGATCCAAACTGCCATCTGGGTAGATGACATTAGGTGACCTTGCGAACTCAAGCAAGCCCAAAAGTTCTTCGGGCAAGATTGATCGCAGCATCTTCAGCGATATACTGTCTGACGCGCTAGACAAATCGATGGTTCCAAAAGAACCATCAATTGAGCCTAGTCGTGCCAGCCGTCTATTGAGTTCTGGCTGAGAGGATAAATCTATACGAAAAATCCTTTTTAGCTGCTTCTCTAGGACGTGACCGATCCCTTTCTGAAAGAACATGTTCAGCACGGGTTCGGTACAGATACTTCTCGACACTTCTGACGTCTTCGGAACAAAAGAAAGACGGTTACCTGCTACGACCTTGTATCCATAACGCCGGTCGCGCTCCACCTCTGCGCTAAAATGCGTTGGATGTGCTAAGATCGCATATCGGTAGTAACGATACAACCGTTCTGATGTACCAGTAAGGGGCGAGTCGAATAACTTTGTATAAAAGTTTTCCGAACGGGCTCCTACACTAGCGCCGGGTCCAACGCCCCAGTTATCCAAGATTTCGGATAAAGGAATGTTAGACTCAGGTCCGTTTCCAACGATGTCATACCAGAGTGATCTTACTTCTCCGATTATTTCATCATCTTGAGAGGTCGTTGCATTTAAAAGGAAAGACTCGCAGCGTTTATTGCTCTCCTTAAAGAGAGCAAGACACTTTGAGTCCGCCCCTACTCCTACCTCGTCCTGGAACTTCTTCCAGAATGAGTTTTGGAGCCAAAGACCCCTAGCGGATGCAATAGTCATATCTGAGGTAAGCATATGCTCTTGCACTTTCAGATCGAAAAGCAGGGCCTTACGCAGTTCAGTACAATCGTACATTGAACCTCCGTGAGGTAGTCGCTTAACTTAAGCTCAATTCCTTATATAGGGTAGGGCCTCTCGGCCTGATCCGATTAAGGTATATACCCTCTCAGGTGTATACCCCCTACATAAGAAGTAGAGTTCGCTCAAATCAAGCTGCAACCGATTTAGAGAACGCCTGATACCATGGTATCACCCAAACCAGCGCTTTGCTGGTTCAAGGCACCAATGGCAGCCGAAAGGGCTGCACGGATATTAGGCGCGTCTGCAGTATCTGATCCGGCCGGCACATCAATTTCAATTTTGATGAGCATGACGGAAGCAGGCTGCCCAGCTAGAGGAGTAACGCCCTTACGGACGATAATCTTCCAACTGTTTTTCGGTACACTAGGCAAAAGCCCAGTGTTGGGTACGACAGGAGCAAGACTTTTGAAGGTCTTAGGCCTGACGATAGTCACCGTAAAAGGTGATGCCACGGAATGAACCGTGACCCCAGCTTGCGTACCCCCCAGAGCGGAAACTGCAACCTGCTTGCCGTTTACGTCCGGCGCCACATCGGCGACGTGCGTATAGGTTGGCGAGGTGAATCCAGTCTGAGCACCACCCGTTATGGGTGAAGTAAGTGACCACGACATAGTCGGAGTCCTTTCTAGTAATAACTACAGTTAACGCCAATGACGGGATGTCATTAGCGGGTTCCCATTTTGCCCAGGAAAAGAGCTCCAATGTTGGCGAATTGCCTCCATGGGAGATCAAAACCTGTAAACTGAGGTACCATCAAGGGCATCCCAGAAGGCGTACGGGACACTGTGCGTTTTTTAAACGCAAAGCCACCGTCCTTTCCACCAAGCGAACACGAGAAGATATTTGAGGCGCCGTATTGTGCATCTAAGTTGGTCCTTGACCTTTTAAAGTCAGGGGAGAGATTTATGTCTCTCTTGGTTTCCCAAACTTCACTCTTTTGCAAACCGTACACGCCAGAAGTATCTGTCGAGAACGCTTGGAGGACATCGC